GTTCCTGTTGGTTCTTGACCACTATGTTGTTGTCTTGCAGGTAATAAATTATATCTATAACCATTAGCATCTTTATCCGTAATTGAGGTGTATGGATATAATGCAGATATCACAGGGTCGTTAACATGTGTGTCCTTTAAAGGGACAAATATAGACACTCTTGCATTTGGTATACCTAAACCATTATTTACTGAGATACGTCCACAAACTACCCCATAATCAGAGCACAACGATGTATAAACATCTTGTTGGCTGAATTTTAGTGACAAGATTTCTAATATGTCATAATCTTGTTTTAATTCAACCGTAACCAATTGGTCTTGACCGATATTTGTTGAAATTCTATGTGATTGCATCATTGTTATAATAAATAGAAACTAACTGATTTTCTATTATTATAACAAAAAAAGATTTTAATATGTAGTGGTGCTAAGAGATTTAGTTCTTACCATAATGTCTACATTTGGGAATCTGATTTGAAATATTTGATTAGATTTCATAAAAATAGTCATATCAGATTGTAAAATCTCTTTTGTGGTATTATCAACATATGGTTGTGCAACTTGTGAACTTGAATACTGTCCACCAATTTGATTGTAAACACGAATATCAATTACGTTAACAACACCTTGGATATTACCAATTGTTTTTGATAAGTCACCCACAAATAATGGGTCGCCCATTTTTCTTTTTTCAATTGCAAAGAAACTTGTAGTTCCACTAATTACTGACCTTACAACGTCTGTTGGTGTAACATTTTTATCTATGTGTAAATCAATTTGTAATGATAAATCAATAACTTCTCCACTTTCAATATCAATATAGTCATTTATCATTCTATATTCAGAAAGATAACTTAATATATTATTTTTTAATGTATTAGAGACCATATCGGTAAGGTTACCATATTGGTCATATGAAATTAACTTAATTCTAACTTTGTTATCTTCTTCCATAACATTAACTTTAGCAGGAGCTCCATACGTTGACGGCATAGTTTCAACTAAAGATTTATAATCGTTTAAAGTAACTGCTCTTTTTTGTGCTGAGAAATTGTAAGCAACCATATTACGAATTTCTTCTATAGTTGGTTGGTCTGACCCACCTACTGCTGGTGTTACGTTTGTTACTCTTAATGAATCATTTACTTGTGAATTATATGTTGTATTTGGACCATTAATATTAAACTCAACATTATCAACACTTGTAATAACATTAACTCCTAAATTTGAGTTTTTACCACCCCCTATTCTATATTTTATGAATAATGTGGTTCCCGCTTTTGGTACTGCACCTAATGACATGTTATTTAAATAAGTTGCCAAATTAACTTTTAAATTACCCGTGATATAGTTGTCCAAATTGGATAATGGGTCAACAGTTCCCGCACCAAATGTTATAGCATAATAACCTTCAGGAGTAATTTCACTATAAAATTTATTATCAACAGTAATATATGTACCCGATTTAAAATTATCTTTATCCGACACCGCAGTTGGGTCCGGTACAAATACTTTATTTTGAATTAATGAATCCACCTCGTACCACTTATTTGTTATTGATGCAAATTCAGTTGATGTTGGGTTGGTATTGAAACTTGTACCGTCTTTATGAATAGCAGATACCACACCTAAAACATTTTGTTCGGGTAAATATAATTTAAGAAATGGTTTTTGATCTAATTCCGTAATTACTCTTTTGTAAACTCTTGTTACACCATTTACAATAGCCTCTCTTTTTGTAATTGTATATGATACTAAAGTATTATTTGCGTCAAAATTTGGTATTTTTAATCTATTTGGTTCACCTCTATTGTTAAAGGGATCTGAAAAATCAATATCACTTATAGTTTCAAAAGTCTGTCCACCGCCTGAAACTTGTGCACCCAAACGTAAAATTCCCAAATATCTTTCATCTTCTTTATCACCTCTAACTGGTACGTTAATTGAAAAGTCAGCTAACGCAACTGAAGGTCTATTACCGGGTATTTTAATACCATATGTTTTAGCAATATGAAATAATGATTGTCTTTGTTGAGCGAAGTCTAACATTGTCTCTTGCCAAACTCTATCAATATGGAAATGTAAGTTATCCGCTACGGCTGCGTTTAAGTCCAACATTACTGAAAATATGGATGCATCATTTGTATTCTGAACTAAATCAGGATAATATTTTGAGGTTAAATTAACTAACTCTTGTCTTAAACTAGCAAAATCTCTTGTTGCGTATGATATTTGTTTACTCATCTTAAATGTTTAATATTATAAAATCTGACGATGAAAATGCTCCATTGTCAACTGTATAATTTATTTTTACTACTGCAGTATATGGTTTGTCTTTGGCGTCAGATACTCTAAATAATCTTTCATCTTCATTTTGTGCAAAACTATTAACTTGGTTTGGGTCATCTTCAGCAGACATAACATCAATATTATTAATTTCTAAATTTGGTATATATTTTTTAACCACGTCTCTTATTTCTTCTTGAATTAAATCAAAGGTGACGGCATCATTTTGGTCAAATATAAATTGATATAATCTAGTACCAAAATCAGGTAAAAAATATCTACTACCCTTTTTAGTTAATAATAAATGAATAAGATTGGCTCTTATTTCTCTTTCAGGGGTTGTGGTCATTTTTAAGAACTTACCCTCTAAACTGTCTCTAAATGGAAAATCTACTCCGTATGTTACTGCCATATTGTATAAATATAAACAATACGAAAATGGTTATGTATCTATTTTAAACAAAAAAGTCAGAACCTAAGTCCTGACTTTCTATTTTTAGTTATTTAACTGTTCATTTAATATACCCATATAATTTGATTTACTTGAAAGTCCGTTTATACGTTTAACCTCAACACCGTCTTTTATAATTATTACTGTTGGTACTGATCTTATTTCGTATTTTGTTGCTTCTTCAAATTCATCATCAACATCATATTCTGTAAATAATACATTAGTATATTGTGATTTTAATTCAGTTAACATTGGTACCATTACTCTACATGGTCCACACCAAGTAGCTCCAAATTTTTTAAATTCTACCATTTTTTTCTTTTTTAATAAATATCCCATTTATGCCTCACAGCTTACACAATCGGGATTCATCGCCTGCTGTGCTATATCTCCTCTTAATACTGACTCAGTTCTCATATAATATAATGTTTTAACACCTTGTTTCCACGCTTCTAAGTGAACTTGATTTACCCATTTAGGTTCCGCCACCGCAGGAAACGCCAAGTTCAATGATACTGCTTGATCAATATATTGTTGTCTAATACCGGCTTGTCTAACCAAATCTAATTGATTAATTTCTTTAAATGTTTTAAAAACGTCTTTAATTGAAACAATTTTATACTTATTTCCTTCTTCAACATCTTTTACTTCTACAATTTTTGAATCAATATAACAATAATCGTCTAAGAAATTTAAACCTAATATTGAACCTCCGTCAGCCAATATTTGATCCCAAACTTCTTTTGTATCATATCCTAATTTTTTTAATATTTTTCTTAATTCAGGATTTTTACGAATAAATGTGCCTTTAGATGTTTGTTCGGTAAATACGTTTGCTGCCCATGGCTCAATACCACTACTTACATTACCACTTAATTTAGAGTTTGATACTGTAGGTGCCACTGCTCTTAGGTGTGTATTCCTCATACCAAAATCTTTACACCATAATGGTTCTCCAAGTTCTTTTGCCATATCTCTACTTGCTCTTTCAGATTCAATCTTGATTTGAGAAAATATTTTACGAGTTTCAAATTGTGCCGGTAACCCTTCAAATGGAATACCTTTTTGTTGTAGGTATGTGTGCCATCCTAATACTCCTAAGCCAAGTGCTCTTCCTCTTTCAGCTGAACGAACTGCATTTTCAAAACCTCTCATATTTTTTGCTCTTTGGATGAACTCTTCTAAAACACCATCCAAGAATTGAGTTGATGTATAAACCAAATCCGTATCTTTCCATTCATCATATTTTGCCAAGTTCAAAGAACTTAAACAACAAACAAATGAATGTTGTTCATCAGTATGTAAAACAATTTCAGAACAAATATTAGTCATGTGGACTTTTAATCCATTCTTTTTATACATTTCAGGATTTTGTTTATTAACATTACCTTTAAACATAATATATGGTTCACCTGTTGCTTTTCTTTTTTGTAATAACTTACCCCATTTTCTACGAGCTTCACTATCACCTTCTTCTAATTTCTTCATAAATTTATCACTAACCACAACACACTGATGTAAGTTTAATGATTGACGATTAACATCTCCTTTTGGTTCTCTTACTTCTAAAAAATCTTCAAAATCTTTATGTTCAATTTTAATGTTTACAGATGCGGCACCTCTACGAACTGATCCTTGATTTGTTGCAAGAATAGTTGAATCATATATTTTGATAAATGGTACAACACCGTCAGATGTTCCATTACCTGTAATTTTTGTACCCGCCGGCCTAATCATATTAATACCAACACCTACACCACCTCCGTGTTTTGCAAGTAACATTAATTCTAAATTTTTGTTACCAATTTCAAATATACTATCACCAACATCAATACCAAAACACGAGATTGGTAAACCTCTGTCTGTTCCTGTGTTTGATAGTACTGGAGTTGCCAAACATAACCACCCTTTCCAAATATAATCAAAAAATTTTGTAGCTAATGCAGGTTTACCTAATCTTTTTGCAACCGTTGTTGCAACTCTCCAATATGCATCTTTAGGTTTTTCACCTTCTTGTAAATAACCTTTTGATATTGTTTTTACATATATTTCGGTGTTTGCCCATTCAGGGTAGTCTACACCAATTTCCCACCCGAGTTCTTCTCCGTAGTATTTCATAATCTATTTAATTTTTTTTTTAAAATATATCGTCCCAATTTTCTCCTTCACCGGCCTTACTATAATCAGTAGGTCTCATTGCGAAGAAATCCGTATGTGTAACGCCACCAGTCAAATGATAAAACCAATCTAATTCGGATGCTTTCTTTTCGTTAAAGTTAAAAAAGTCATCTCCACCTTTTATTGGATTATACCCTAATTCTCTTAATTTCTCATTAACTCTTTTTGTTATAAATTCTTTTAAATCATTCTTTTTAAGATTCTCTAAATCACCCATTTCAAATATCTTATCAATAAACTTATGTTCTAATTCCATAATAATTTTTGCAGCATCATAGATATCAGATTTTGCTTCTTCTAACAATTCAGGAAACTCTTCACACATATGTCTAAACAATTGACAACCCATTTTTGAATGGAGTGATTCATCTCTAACACTCCACTTCATTTGTTGTCCAATTCCTTTCAATAGATTTCTCATTTGAAAAGAATATAATACGGCAAATGATGAATATAATGCTACACCTTCAGAAAATGCCGAAAAAATAGCAAGTGAACGAGCAACTTCAACTCTTGCCTTATGATTCTTTTGTAAATCTTTAGGTGTCCAATCTGCGGTGGTATTAGTAAGA